TAATAACTACCTGACTGACGGTAATGCGTGGTTCTTGATGACTGATGTGCCCAACGGATTGAAGCACTTTATCCGTACCCCAATGTCTACATCTATGGATGCTGACTTTGATACTGGAAACAGCCGTTACAAGGCTCGTGAGCGATACAGCTTCGGCGTATCTGACCCACTAGGTGCGTATGGTTCCAGAGGCGCAACTTAAAACTGCTCCCTTGAAATCATAGCTCTTTGGTTTAGCCCCGCCTAGTGCGGGGTTTTTTATTGTGATAAAAAAGATTTATGTTGTATACTCCGACAATCCGGGTCTAACCGGTATATCTGACAGCTCCCGGCTGACGACATGCAGACAGATATACCTTAACTCGCATGTGAGGAATCTAAAATGGCTAGAACCACTTTTTCGGGGCCAGTGCGCTCTCTTAATGGGTTTGTTTCTGCCGGAACGGGGAATCTTTTTTTACTCGATGCCGACAATACAACACTTGCACTTCAACTATTTCCAACACCGGTAGTCGATGGTAACAATAACCCAACTGGCGCAATTACTGTGGGCAGTGGGGGAATTATGAATGTGTACAACAGTACTAACCCTACTGGAGCGGGACAACTTACGCTACCTGCCGTATTGTCTACAACGCCAGATGATAATACTGACCCTAACCAGCAAAACAATCTGGGGGCTACGATTACTCTTTATATGCCCTTTGACCTAGCTAACAACCTAGTTGTCAAGCCAACAGGTGCAGACGTGTTCACTGGTTTTGCTATGGGTGTGGATGCAGCGGGTCTTACTACTACGTTTATTACTGGAGTAGGGGATACTACTTTTACTTGGAACGGCGGCACTACTGGTGGTGACATAGACAGTAAGGTTACCTTTACTGCTATAACTGCTGGTGCGTGGTTTGTAGAAGCTGTTTGTATAGGTGCTGTTGGTGGCGCTGCCGCTACTCCATTTAGTGCTTAATACTAACTTTAAGGAGTAACGTATGGCTGATGTACTTACGAGCCAAGTAATACAGGATGGTGGGCACACTGCCATCCTCAAGTTTACTAATGTCAGTGACGGGTCAGGTCAAGCAGCAGCTGTGTTAGTAGATGTTTCTACACTTAGTGCCGACCCTGTAACTAAACAAGCCTGTACGGGCGTTACCCTACAAGCTGTTACCTTTTCCAATATTGGCATGGGGGTAGAGCTGTTATGGGATGCAACAACTAATGTCCCCCTTCTTAACCTCCCGCAAGACTGGGAAGATACTATGGATTTTTCTGACTATGGTATCCCCAATGATGCTGGAGTGGGTAAGACAGGTGACATTGTGGTTACTACTGTAGGAGCTACGGCGGCAGACACTTATTTGCTAATCTTAACGCTGACCAAGACTTATTTTGATGCCAGCGTCTAAAGACTCTCGGCTTGCAAGGATAGGGGTATCCGGCTATAACAAACCTAAACGTACCCCTAACCACCCTAAAAAAGCCATGTGGTTGTGGCTAAATGCGCGGATGGGGCTGACAAGGTGAAGTGGTAATGCCTAGCAAAAGCGCCAAGCAAGCAAAGTTAATGGCAGCGGTGGCTAATAACCCTAAGTTCGCCAAGGAAGTAGGAATCCCTACCTCAGTAGGAAAAAAATTTGCAAATGCAGATAAGAGGAATAAAGAGATGCCAAGTAAATACAACAGTACAGCCAATAAGCCGGGAAAAGCAGTAAAGAAGTATAACCGGGGTGGAGTTATGGCCCATGACAAAAAAGTGCTACGCAACCTTAGTGATGAGGACTACCGCATCAGAAATAGAAGTGGCAGTAATACAGACGCAGAGCGGCGGCGTATAGACCGTGAGCGATCTTACTTGCGTAATCAAGAAGGTAGTTATAGTGCAGGTGGTGGGGTAGGTAGTGCCTCTAGTAGGGGTGATGGTATTGCCCAGCAAGGCCACACACGCGGTAGAATCGTTTAAACTTTTAATTTATCAGGAGAAACACTATGTCAACTGGACTATGGGGTGTACCCACAGCAGAAGAGGCAGCGGCAGCGGCAGCGGCAGCAGCTAAGAAAGCGGCGGCAGCTAAGAAAAAAGCAGCTAAGTAATGATGCCGTGCAAGGGCATGGGGAAAATGAACCCCGCTAAGATGCCTACTGCGCTAAAGAAAGGCGGTTGGATTCAAGATGCCATTAAAAAACCCGGTGCGCTTAAACGTGAGCTAGGGGTAAAGGCAGATAAAAAAATCCCTGCCAAGAAATTAGCAGCAGCAGCAAAGGCTCCGGGTAAACTAGGGCAACGCGCACGTCTAGCTAAAACCTTGAGGGGCATGGCTTAATGGCAACTACTAACACAGCTACGTTTACAATGGACTTCACAGAAATTGCTGAAGAAGCATTTGAACGTGCTGGGCGAGAGTTGCACTCAGGCTATGACCTGAAAACTGCTAGGCGGTCAATGAATTTATTGACCATTGAGTGGGCTAATCGCGGCATTAATATGTGGACTATTGACGAGGGGTTTATAAACCTTGTTCAAGGTACAGCTACCTACGATTTACCTGCCGCTACCATTGATTTGATCGAGCAAGTTATAAGGACGGACGCAGGTAGTGCTACTTTACAGTCTGACCTTAACCTTTCTCGGATTAGTGTTTCTACTTACTCTTCAGTCCCCAATAAACTTACTCAAGGTCGTCCTATCCAAGTGTGGGTAGATAGGCTTAGGGATAACCCTACTGTAACGGTGTGGCCCGTGCCCGACCAAGGCACAGCTCTTGCACCTTTTTACATACTGCGGTATTGGAGATTGCGGCGAATACAGGACGCTGGAGCGGGGGTAGAAACCCCTGATATGAACTTTAGGTTTTTCCCCGCACTTGTATCTGGGTTGGCTTATTATATTGCCACTAAAATCCCAGAGTTAATGCCCCGTGTTGAGATGTTGAAACTGCAATATGAAGAACAATATGCTTTGGCGGCAGGGGAAGATAGAGAGAAAGCTGCAATTAGCTTAGTCCCTCGCATTTACGGGATGGGGTAGCGATGAGTGAACGCTATGCTTCAGGGCGCAATGCTATTGCAGAATGTGATGTATGTGGGTTTCAATATCGCCTACGTCAGTTACAACCCTTAGTAGTAAAAGCAGTTGTTACGGGGATAAAAGCTTGCCCTGAGTGCTGGAACCCTGACCAACCACAATTAATGTTGGGTGTGTTCCCTGTGTCAGACCCCCAAGCAATACGTAATCCAAGACCTGACTTTACGGGGTATCCCCAGAGTCGGGCAAGAATACAGCCAGTTGACCCACTTTTTGCTTTTGGTCATATTGGGTTGGTTACCATAGTAATTACTTAGGAGACTAAGATGGAAAAGAAAATAAAGGTTAAGAAATGGCCCGGAATTAAAGAATACAACCCCGGCACTACGTTGAATTCCCCAGAACGGTCTTCCGCTCCTGTTAAGACTAGCGGCATAAAGATACGTGGGGTGGGCGCTGCCACTAAGGGAATTATTGCTCGCGGGCCAATGTGGTAGGGAGTTTTAGGTGAACTACACCGAACTTACAACTAACATACAGGACATCTGTGAACAGACGTTTACGGCAGATCAACTTGCTATGTTTGCCCAGCAAGCGGAACAGCTTATTTATACCACTGTAGATTTGCCAGCTATGCGTATTAACCAAACTGGCACTACCACCATTAACAACAAGTACCTTACGATGCCATCTAACATGCTGTACGTGTATTCTGTTGCTGTGGTGGATGCACTCAGTCAGTACCAATACCTAATAAACAAAGATGTAAGTTTTATACGAGAAGCCTACCCAATAGCTGCTGATACCGCATTACCCGTGCATTACGGTATTTTTGGGGATGGTACGTTCATACTAGGCCCAACTCCTGATGCGGCATATGCTGCGGAGATTCATTTTGCTAAGTACCCTCCATCTATAGTTACGGCAGCTACAACATGGCTAGGGACTGAGTTTGATTCCGCCCTGCTTAATGGTGCTTTAATACAAGCTATACGGTTTCAGAAAGGTGAGCCAGACATGGTGCAGATGTATGAAAAAATGTACATTGATGCTATGGCGCTTTTGAAAAATATGGGTGCGGGATACCTTGAGACAGATACTTTCCGCAGTGGAGTGGTTAGAATATCCCCACAGTAAACACAGGAAAAATTATGTTAAGCACAGCAGGTGGATTGGAAGTAGGAATAGTAAAA